TGTTGAGGCACTTACAGCAATACAACCTTTGTTAAATGATGAATTAGTTAAGTTTAATGAGGCTTTAGAAAACCAAGCTAACGCACAAGGAAGAGCAGCAAAAGACGCTTTCATTGCAGCTAATACAATACAGGGACAGCTAAAAAGAGTAGGGGCTGCATTTACAAACTTAACGACAGATGGTTCAGAGTTTGGAATAATAATAAGGGACGTTTTAAAAGTAGCTGCTGTCACTGTAGAAGCGTTAGGAGTTGCGTTTAGATTTGTTGGAGATATTGTCAGAGGGGTTGTAGGGGTTGTTGCAGAGATAGGAAAAGTTTTTTTAAAAGACATAGGAATTGATGCTGTAGGGACATTGATGTCTCTAGAACAAGGCTGGATAAATGTAAAAGAGGCAGTTGCTAATTTTGGTGATGAAATTATTTTTATTGGGAGGGTTATTGGTGGTGTAATTGGAAACGCTTTAAAAATTTCTTTTGAAGGTATAAAAACATTTTTTTCAGATGTAAAGTTAATTGCTGAAATGATACAAAGAGATTTTGTTGCAACTTTTCGAGGTATTCAACAGGGTTTTTCTAATTTAACAAAACCAGTAGTTAGTTTTTTTACAGGTTTACAAAAAACTGTTGGGGGAGTAGTACAAAAAATTGTTAATTTTTACGCCACAGCATTTAGAAAAATTGTTGATTTAATACCAGAACCATTAAAAAAATTACTTGGCGGCATTGAACTACCAAAAATTAATTTAGATTTAGGTCTACCTAAATTTGAAAATCCTTTTAAAGAATTTAAATTTGAAAATCCTTTTAAAGGTATTGTTACAGATTTTGATTTTTTAAAGGAAGGTCTTATTGAATTTTCTGGCATAGAAAGAGATATTGCTGAAACTATTGATAAACAAGCAGAGGGTAAAAAAAATCTTAAAAAAAATACTGAAGAACTTACAGAGGCACAAAAAAAATCAAAAGCTGAAGCAGACAAACTAAAAGAAACCTTTAAAAGTATTGGTGAATCTGTAAGAAATGATTTAGTTTCAAACTTGTCTGACGCTATTACAGGAGCAAAATCTTTTGGTGAGGCCATGAGTAACGTATTAGGAAATCTTAAAAAGAGGCTAATAGACCTTGCTTTAAACAAAGCTATTGAAGGTATAGGTAATGCAATTAGTGGCGGTAAGGGTTTTGGAGGGGGTTTCTTCTCTG